CGGGGTGTAGCTCAGTTGGTTAGAGTACGCGTCTGGGGGGCGTGAGGTCGCTAGTTCGAGTCTAGTCACCCCGACTTGCAGACTACCTTTAATAATCACTATGTTAAAGGTAGTCTGCTTTTTTATCTTCAATTGAGTCAGCATCAATAGGTTAATGGCTTAAAGAACAAAATTCAATAGCCTGCTTTTGATGGTCTGCTATATGACACGACTCTCCGTCTCGTTTCCGGCCAATGGAAATGTTGACCGTAATGTTGACCGGTATCGTGCCATGATAAGTGTTCAGTAACGCCTAATTAGGCACTGTATGGCAGCACTATCATTACGACTCACCACAAACGGTGGTAAATTCAAAGGACGTCTTGTCGTTGAGTGTGCGACAAGAGAAAACGGAAAGACACTCAAACGGCACTACAAAGTGGTGCAAGGTCTCCAGTCTCCCTCATATTCCCCGGAGTGCTGGAATGAGAAAGAGGGGCTGTTTATCTCAGGCCCCAATGCAGTTCAAAACAATCATGTGACCAAGCTCCTGTTAGATGAGCTTCAGGAGTTCATAGACACCGGCTCTTATAGCGATGGCCGGCAACTCTATGATGCCTACGACTATTCAAAAGCCCACCCCGAAGCAGCCCCTTCAGCGACCTTTGGAGAGTTTCTGGAGAGTATCATGGAGAAGCTGAAAGCAGAGAGGCGTTCTTCCAATATAGAGCAATACACAACGCTCTATCACGCACTCACCGGCGTTAACAAGAAAGTTGTGAACCGCCCTAAACACTTCACACCGCCATATTATAATGGCATGAGACTTTTTGACATTCCTATTCGAGCAATCAGCAATCGTCATTTCATAGCTTTTGGAGATTGGATCAAGGATGTGAAAAAGGGTGCTGGTTACAGAAATCTGATGACTACCTTCAAAGCGGTTGTTTCCAAAGCTCACCAGCAAGAGCTCACCAGCAACACCCTAACTTACAAATTCAAGACAAACATGCCTATAAAAGCGTTGTCAGGACATACTGCCAAAGAAAAAATCCGTGCCAAAGGAGAGAGCATTACGATTCTAACGGAAGCGGAATTTGCCGCTTTTGAACGATTTGACATCCTCAAAATCGCCCCTCCACAGCAGCGTTTCCAGGAGCTTCTTCAAATCTACAAGGACTTGGTGCTTCTGCTCTATTACACGCGCTCACGTCCAGCGGATGTTATATCTTTGCGCCACGGTAAAGAATATGATGAGGAATCACACACCATAATATATACACCTCGTAAGTTGGCCAGCCGGATTAACGCTAAAGGACGTCCTTGTTGCGTTACTCTCCAATTACCCAAACAGGCCATCGCTATCATTAACAAATATAAGGGGCGTAGTAAAGGTGGCTATCTGCTACCACTCCCCATGAACGAAAGAGAATGGGACATTCCGACAGAATTTCCAACATGGTATGTCCGTGTCAAAAACGTTGAGCAACGCATCAATCAATACCTCAAAAAGATTGCTGTAGCGCTTAATCTGGAGGTGAAAGACCTATCTCTATACGATTTCAGACATTCGGCAATCACACACGCTGTAAGGGCTGGAGAGAATGTGTTTATGGTGGCCCAACAAGCCGGTACGTCAGTAAATAATATTGAAAGATATTATTACAACTCAATACGATAAAACTGTGGCGACTATCCTCCCGGACCGTCGCCACTCATAGACACATCAACCTCCTTTCTTTTAGTTAGGAACTAAATTTGCCACATATTCTCATAAGGATCATAACTTCGCATGAATGTGGCTACAGCAAAGTCTGGTGTTGGTCCGTTCTTTTCCAGTTTACGCGGTATCTGAGGATTGATTCTCAGTTTACCGGCATCACGGAGCCAGTTGATAGATGTTTGATAATCGGTAATGCGAGCTGAACTTACGTTTGTAGGCGAAATCAGCTTATGAAGTTCATAGATTGCCAATCTGAGGATATGCTTCTTCAGATTGGCATTTCTTGGATCGTGAGCCTTGATATTATAACTCTCAATCGGTTTGTCTGCATTGGGATTGATTATAGGATGATATACAATCCCGCAATATACGACATATTCCGTGTCTGTCAGTTCGTAAGTGTAGTCGGTAGTGTAATCTCCAATCTGCCCCCAATCGTCAGAATCTTCAGGATTCACTGTAAGATTACGGTTATTTTCATTTACCATTAGGGTGTAGTATTTGCCGTTGTAGAGAACAACTGACCACTGAGAGTAATCGACATTTGCCTCCCAAGGCGTAAATTCTACAGGCTCCCATGCCTTAACTCCAGGGACACGAATGTCATCAAAATCAGGGCCATTGTATTCAAGACATTCAAAATATGCGGTTCCAAAACGAACTATATCACCCGGCTCATAACTACGTCGTTGAGTGTAGGACTCGATTGATGATTCATCTTCGATAGAGTCATCATATTCGGCCCAGTATGGAGCCGCTTCCGGAGCTTTGACACCATTGATGGTACGGAGCGTCTGATAGATCTTATCCTCGATATAGAAATGAGCTCCAGCTGGATATGTGATATGAGGATTATATGGAAGGAGATTCTTTCCAATAGCCAATTCGGCTTCTACCTCATAATTCTCAGTAAGGTATTCAAGGACAGATTGCTCTGCTGCTTCTTCAGCTTGTGCCAATCGTTCTTCATTGCCCCGGATAAGCTGATCAAGGGCTTCTTCCGTGACAATACCTATATAGTCGTTGTTATTGAGAAATCGTGGGAACATTCTATTTATGCTTTATTTATGAATAGCGAGGGTCAATAGTCAAAGTTGCCATATACGGTGCCTGTATAAGTCGTAATAGGCTGAGCATCTGCGGTACCTCTTTGGAATTTGGAATAACTCTTTGCGAGCAAAAGACAGATGGCATAATCAAGACAGTCTGAGAGGTGTCCGTAGCGTTCACACTTGATACCGAGTTTTGGGTCTGTGTATTTTTTCTTCTCTTTCTCACCGGTCGGAAGCTTCTTTTGATAGATAAGATCTTCAGCCAATCGACGGCAGCGCATATCTATACAAATATTCCAGCCATCGTAATTATGGAAAAGAGAGTTAATGAACTCCAAACGAGTAACCTGAGCTGGCTGCTTCGTGAGAAGCTGGCGTCTGGCCCTCAGAGATTTGTGAAGGTGTTTACTAATGATGGTGTAGTTGTTGACGCCATCTTCAGTCTGTGTAGAGCGTGAGAGGCCGGCGGGGTCTCCAGTTACCAAGATTCCTCCAATATGTTTCTCTGCCTGATATTTTTTAGAAATCTTATCGGCGAGTTTAGGGGTGTTATTTTCTTTGTCCTCTGCTCGACCAAGTATTTCTTCCAGCACATATATATTTTTGCCCTCATAATCAATTTGAAGGGCCAAACAACTCATATAAGGCGCCACGTTGAAGTCCCATGAGAGCACAATAGGTTTCAGCGGATTGTATATCTTTTCTTTGAGATTGTCGATAAGATGGAGATTACCATCGAAATTCCAGTAAGCAGCCGCTTCATTGGTTTCAATGAAATCCCAGTTACCGTATAATATTCTCTCGCGTGTAACCTTATCGCTAATCTTATCAAGCGATGCTCGGTAAGTAGCCACAAAAGCTTTATTCGGGTTATCGAATACCGTGAATGGCACATAGGCATCGTGAGGCGCTAACACAGCCGGATCGCCGTTCTCATCCTGTACAAATCGAGTGCGCACCCAATTCATACAGGGGTTGGTTGTAAGGAGCAAACGAGGATAAATGAAAGTTTCAGCTGTATTCCAACGAAGACGTGAGAATAGTACCTCCACGGCTTTTTCACTGACTTGGGAACATTCATCAACAAATCCAAAGCCCCATTCATTAGAACCGAGCCTTTCAAATTCAGGGTCTGACGGCAAGTCTTCCAGCTCTATCAATGAAATAGTGCTGCCGTTATAGAATGTAACAATGCCATCGAGATTGTTGATTTTATAATTTTCATCCTGAACAAGTCCCCATAATCTCAATATCAATTTGATTGTATTGAATGTAGAGCCTTTCAGCGCTTTAAGTGTTTTGCGAGCTACAACAGCGCGAGAATCAGGAAATCTAAGACAACTGCTGACAATCCAGGCACTACCGACAAAACTCTTGCCACCGCCGCCGGCGCCACCTCCAAGTATAATTTGGGGTAGCTTTCGTGAATGACATTTTTTACATTGCGGAGCATGGACTGGCAGTCCTTTTTCATCATGCGAAACCACTATCAGCTCAATTTCGCCTCCGCAGTGAGGGCAATAATTAGGCTGAAGCAACTTCCACATTTCATATTGACGAGGGGAAGGTGCAAAGTTAATTGTAAGACCTTCCGGGGCTTTCAGTCCTTTGACCAGCATTATACCTCGTCCTCCTTGCCGGTTAATCTGAGAACCTTTATTTGGTGGTCTTTCAGTGCTTCTTCTCGTGTTGGGTATATCTCTTCTATTGGTTTACCCTTGAAGTTGGCGTTATGAGTCCAATCAGAAAAGGAAACAGTTTTGACCCCATTGTTCTCGCTGATTTGCATTGACCGCTCAAAGTCCCATGATTCAGGGAAATCAATAGGCTCTATCATAAGATTATCGTTAATGATAAAGCCTTTGGGGATTAAAAATTGAGAGCTGGTGATGTGGGCCTTGAAACAATCAAATAAGACAGATGGAATACCCAGTTCGTTCAGAAGCTCACTGATAAGTTGGTAAGTTTGTTTTACAACCTTATCCTCTGAACGATAAGTTGCTACATCATAATAGATTTTCAGTAAATCGGACTCTATAGTGCCTGATTCTCCTGCTAATTGAAAATAAAATTTGACTGTCCCCTCTTTGCTAATAGATACTTTCTTCACAAAAGCCTCTAAAAGCATACGTCTTTTGGCATTATCATCATCGCGATCAACGATGTAAATATGATCAATGTCAAACGTGGGAGTATTTTTGTTTTCTATTTGACTCATTCATATTAGATTAGAAAAGGCCGTACCCACTGACTGGCACGGCCCGTATTATCACACACATGAATAGATTGCTTACTTGCTGGCAGCGTCCCAGACTTTCTCAGCTGTCTGCCAAAGTTCATCGGGAAGCGGCTGGCCGTCGATGGATTCGATGCCGCGTTTGATGAGAGCGAGTTCATCAGCAGAGAAATCTACTACGAGAGGGTTCTCAGAGTCAGTCTTGGGATTCCATTTGATTGTGCCGGTTTCGTTATTCTGAGTGATTTCGTATTTTTCTTTGTCGGCTTCGGTGATTTCAACCTTTTTCAGAATATTTCTTTTGAGATTGAACTCCAGAAAGTTTTTACACTCCGGCAGAAGTCGTGCGAAGAAAATACGGTCTTTAATAAGTAGTTCCATAACTGTTCTTTTGATGTTTTTATGAAAGAATAGCCATAGTCAAAATCATGGGTTTGAGATTTTAATGACTTTTATCAGAAATTCCAGAGATTATAGCTGACCCCTATACCCACAAAAGGAGATACTTTAGAACCATTATAACCCACCCCCAATTGAAGACCAACACCCCAGCGTTTGCTAACTATCTGGGTATTATTCCGAGTGATTGTTATTGTCTTAGGGAACACGTAAATACTATCCAAATTAGGCTCATAGCCACTTACCCAAGCATGATATGTAGAATCTTCGTATTCCTTTTGAGTAATAGGAATCTGGATTGTATCATAGACTTCCACATTGGTTGTGTCAATCAGGTGTTCAATATGCGGAACCGTAATGGTTTTATATCGGAGTACTGTGCTGTCTTTCGGTACTGGTTGATAATATGGGATGGTATCATATACCGTATCTATATATTGTTGCGTGGTTGCAGAAATAGCCGGGGGCGAATGATGCCCCCAGCTATACCCCAACAGTAACGCGAGCACACATAGCAGCACCCACAGTAAATTTTTCATTTGATAAGATTTTGATATTCAGGAATAGCGTCAAAGCACGGACAGCCTTTGATATATTCAAAGGGTTCGATCAGTCCATTATGGTTTAAGTCCGGCGATGTATCTCGGTGGCCAATGATCTTTTTGATTGTAGGGTATTTGGCAATCAGGGTTTTGATAAGAGAAACAAGAGCAGCTTTCTGGGCTGGGGTTCGTGTGTCTTTGCAAGTTTTACCATCAGCAGCATACCCGCCAATATAGCATATACCAATTGAATTGGTGTTATGTCCCGGAGCATGGGCTCCAACTAACGCTTCTGAACGCCCTGCATGAATGGAACCATCACGATAAATAACATAATGGTAGCCAATATCATTAAACCCTCTTGCCAAATGACACGTCTTGATTTGTGCTACTGAGAAATCGCGTCCTTCTGGAGTCGCGGAGCAATGGATGACGATTTCATTGATAAGGCGTTTGGTCTGACCAGCAACACCAAGTGCCGCCCAGGTCTTGTTGCCAACGATTCCGTCAGCTGTTAAACCTTTTGATTTTTGGAAATTTCTAACTGCTTCGTCTGTAACCAGACCAAATATGCCATCAACAGCAAGATTTAATTTTTGCTGGAGAGTCTTGACTTCGGGGCCTTTACTCCCTTGTTTAATAGTTATCATTCTGAAATTGAGCTTAGAGGAATAAACCATTCGCGCTCTCCCAAATAATCTTCACCAATGAGTGATACCCACCAGCCGAGATGTTTGGGGAGTAAATCTTCTTCGACCAATACAGCCTTGCGTCCTATCAAATCATTAAGACGGAGTTCTTGTAAGGCTATAGACGGAATAATTGTAATTTCTTGATTCTGTTTCATATTAGTAGCCTGTTGGGGGTTGACGATGGGGACAATTAGGCTTCTCGCATTTTAATAGACATAATCTGGTGTTTTCAACTTGAAGAACGGCATTTTCCTTTGAAAGATTTGCTTTGCAATCTCTTTGTTGAGAGATTTGTTCATATAAAGTATCTATCTTAGCATCTTTAGCTGCTACAATTTCATCACGTTCTTTGTGAGCGGCTAATAGCTCATTGCGTTCTTCCTGATAGAGTTTCATCCACTCTTCAGCAAGATTAGCTTCATTGTCAATTTCTTTTTCTTTGTTCTCCAGATCCTTATTCTTTCTAAGCTGTGGGTAAAAAATCAGAGTCATAATACCTCCAGCTATAGCGCCGGCAATAGGGCTTATAATATAGGTCCAAACTTGATCCATTATTCTTTGTCTCCTTTCTCTGGTGTCTGATTTGGTATAATGACATTAAAAGTAATGCCACCACCACCGTTATTCTCGGAATTGTTTTTGCTGGTCTGTGCGTCCTTCACAGGATACAATTCAGCATAAAGTTTCATCGCCTGAACACAAACACTGCGTAAGGCGGCTGGAGACATTTTTACTCCACGGCGATCAGAATATTCTACCGTAGATGTTTCTTCAATGATATTTTCAAGATGGCGGGCCAGATACTCTCTCTTGCGCTTAGCATCGAAATCGTTCAGGGCCTCTAATTGTTCGATGTATTCCTTAATATGGGGTTGATTGAGCAACCTAATAGCCGCCCCTCTTCCCTTTGTCGCTTTTTCAGGAAACACATCTTGATAACATTTCGCCGGATTACCAGCGTATGGAGCCGTACCATTGATATACAACTCACAAAATGCTATTTCGGCGTCTGTAAGAGTGTTCTGACTATTCATTAAATAACTTGTGAATCCTATGCCCCAACGGAGAGTCGAGGCATAGGAGGTTTTTATTTATGAATAGGCTATTCCTGAGGGTTTTGTTTTGATTGATTTAACATCTGTTCCATGATAAGTTCACGGAACAAATTATGAACTCCGTTACATGCGGCCTCAATGTCTTCCACCGATTTTAGGTATTTAGGATTGAACCAAACCTGGAGGTCATAACCGGTTATCTTTATGAGACTTTCATCGACATTAGGATTGCGGATTTCGTAAAGATCTCTGTCAGATTCCAGTCTGAAAGTCACTGTCGGTTCTGGTCCACCAACAGGCTTGATGTCTTTTTCATCTGTCATATTTTGAAATGTTTGCGGGTTTTCTCTGTCTTGGATAAAGCGATGTCAGAGCCACCGCCTTCTTCCGTATTTCTCATTCTGCGAGTCGCAACGGCAAGTACATTGGTTGTAGCTGTTACGTCGGCATCAGCGTCATGTGCATCATCCAATTCAATGCCCAGATTTTCACACATGATTTCAAGTTTATATGAGTTGACTTCAGGAAGATGACTGAGAGCCATCTGTCCTATAATTAAAGTGTCGAGTACGTCCGGTTGCCAATGGCCATAGAAGTCTTCATGGCCTCTAAGAACTTTTGATAAGTCCTTGACAAGTCCGGCGTATTCCATCATCTGCATAAGGAATCCTTTATCAAATTCGATGTTTTGGCCTACGATAAAAGGCTTGGCATTTTTGCCTCCTTTTGGTGTATGGTCTTGAAAGAATTTGAGAGCATCTTGTGCAACTTGGATTAAATCTTGTCCTTGTTCTTCTAACATCTGCATTGTGATTGCAGAGTATTCAAGGGCCTTTGCTTCGTAATCCATCATTGGGGCTTCGTCTTGCTCATACTTTGATTTGAGCGTTTTGCGTTTTGGAGCGCCTACTCCGGCGATTTCCTTACGTTGATATGGAGTGACGTATCGGACGAAAGTGCCAATACGTTCAAATGTGTCAAGCCGGGTTGCATGAATTGCTATCTGAGTGATAGCCGAGGTTTGGCATTTTAACCCTCCTGTTTCAAAGTCGAGAGTGAAAAATACTATCGGGTTCTTTTCTTGTTTAGGTGCAGCCATAATTACTTTCTGTTTAGAGCGGTCTTTTCGCCAATCTTCAGGATAGCTTGGCGATAAAATTCTTGTATTGTTGCATTGTTTTCAAGAACAACATCGTAGCTGTCTTCTGGATTGAGATTCCTGTTTCGGTCTCGTTCCTGTCGTTTAGCTTCGGTAGGGTTGTTGGAACGTTTTACGAGGATTGAAATGATGGTGTATTTATCTGACCAACTATCTTGAAGGTCTTGTAGTCCTTTTTCATCTACTACATAGGACATAATGCTCTTGCCCTCAAATTGAGCCGGAGTAGTCCAGTAGTGATAACCACCGAAAATTGTGCTGGCGAATGTATCTCGGAAGTCTGGGCAATCTTCAATTCCTACGAAGATATGATCGACCCCATCCACTTCTCCCTCTCGCATTGGGCGAGTGGTGTATGAGACAATAGTAGGAATGTTGAGACGATGTTGAAGGAAGAGAGACAACGATGTCTTACCACTTCCTGAGGCGCCAACAATGGCGAGAATGATTGGTTTATTTGTCATAATACTTGGAGTTGTGAGCGTTTGTTTAGCCATATTTCATTTTTGCCAGAGTAATCACTATATTTTACAAAGCCATTGAAAATCACCAGCCTATTTTTTGATTGTAGTAATTCTCCGCGAAGGATTGCATATTCTTCTGGCCAGATAACCATAGCACATGTATCATTATTCTGCTGAAGTGTGATCTTGCAGAAGGTCTCAGTATGGCCGGTTTTCTTGCTTTCAAATTTGTTTTCTGAGATTTCAGCTACCGTAGCACAAACAGCAACCTTTTCTTCTTCCTTGTCTGGGTCTGAGATTTCTCGGAGGGTGGTGTATTTAGCACGACCCTTGATACGGGGTTTTATTTCAGAGTTGTCATAGATTCTTTTGTAATCTATGGCACCGATGCCTGACAGTTCGATTTGCTGTTGACTCCAGAAATAATGTTTCCCTACCAGTTCAGAGGGAAAATCTTTTTCTGTGATTTCAAAGCCAAGGCGTTTAGCCGCTTTTTCTATGATAGCGTAACGCTCAACTACAGACTGTGCGTTTTCTATCTTGTCGAAACACCCGGAAAGAATCAGGTTCCGGACATGACGGGCATTTACCGGACACTTCTGAAATTCTTCTTCATTGTCTGGATCGTCCCAATATTTATAGACCTTGAATTTATATTTGAATATACGGTCGATAAAATTGTCTATATCCGTAAACGGACCGTTCTTGCTTCGTTCATTGATAATCCATTCTACCGCTTTTACGCCGAGTTGCTTGATTCTGGTAAGGGACCAAAATATCTCGTTGGTTTCGTAATTTGTATGGAATGAGCTTTCGCTATTATTGATGTCCGGCGCCACCACTTTAGCAGAGCTACATTCTTCCATTTCACTCATAAGAGTAACAAGCTCGTCATCATCAGCCCACTGGAGTGCGATTGTATAGAACGGTGTAGGATAATGCGCTTTAAGGTATGCTCCGGCATAAGCTGTCACACCATAGGCTGTTGCATGAGAACGGTTGAAGCAGTAACTTCCAGCGTTCTCAAATAGGGTCCAGATGGCGATTGCATCTTCTTTAGGGCAACCATTTTTCTCAGCGCCCTTCATAAATTTATCTCGCATGGCATCAATTTTTGCTTGCTTCTTTTTTGAGATAAATTTGATAAGCTTATAACCCTCTCCGAGAGAGAAATTACCCACCTTCAGCGCAATCTGCATCAACTGTTCCTGATAGCATAGAACGCCATAAGTGTTCTTCATGGCATCGTATGTACCCCATAGATACGTCGGTGCTACTTCACCGTGCTTACGGTCAATAAAGGCATCCGTACTGCCACTGTTGAGAGTTGCTGGACGGAAAAGAGCATTGGCCGCAATCAGATCTTCAATATTCTGTGGCTGTAATTCCATCAGGAATTTTGTCATGCCTCGTGAAGACATCTGGAATACATTTTGGGTATAGCCCTTGCAAAGAAGTTCAAACACTTTTGTATCATCACAATTGCTACGAGCCAGTTTCTCTAACGACAAATCTGTCCCATACTGAGCATTACAGATTTCAATGACTTGACGGAGTTTTGAAAGTTCCTTAGTTGCCAAAGAATCATTCTTCAACAGGCCACATTCATCAAGATCATAACCGGAGAACTCCGATACCAACTGACCGTCAATCTTTTTTATAGGGGTATAATCAAAACACTCCATCTCAACACCATCTTTTTGCGATGGCGTAATCAGTTGTGCCGAAGCATGGATTGAAGACGATCTTGGCTGGAACATCAGTGTACGAATATCTTCAAAAACCTGAGGGTAATCGTTGATAAATTTAGCGAGCTTGCGCTCTTTAGCCGCTAACATCATAAAGTCGGAGAAATCAATACCATCCTCCTTGATGATTGCAGTCATGTAGTTGGTAATGCTGGGTGGGATGCGATGTACGCGGGCCACATCTTTAATTACAGCCTTAATCTTCATTGTTGTAAACGTGCCGGCCATAAAGACACGAGTCTTGTTCTCTGAGTTGTAACGTCGCTCCATATACGAGCGTACATCTTGGAGCCTCAGAGACTCAAAGTCGGTATCTACATCAGGGAGGCTACCGGAATCTCCTTGAAGATACCCACTGTCAACGAAGCAATCAAGAACCTTGACTGGCTTCGTTGATTTGGTATGTTTTACGCTGACTACTTTCATGCGTTGAGTGCTTTGTAGGTTTCTTTGTTGAACACATTTCCTGATTCAGCCATCGCCTTTTCAAAGGCTACCAGTTCATCATCAGCAAATATGTGTTTGGTGGTAATGAATGAATCAAGCGTGATGCCTTCGAGAGAGGTGCATCGGCTGAGAGCCACATAGATTTGACCGGGGCAGAAAGTGCGTTTGGTATGCACGATGATTTTATCAAACGTAAGCCCCTGGGATTTATGGATCGTAATGGCCCATGCCAGGGAGAGTGGGAGTTGAGTACAACTTCCAACTGTAGTCTTGACAATCTTTTTGTCTTCAACTTTATATTCGTTGGCTTCCCATTTATAAGGCTCAACAGAAGTCTGGATGCCATTATCGAGAGAAACTGTAACAATCGGCGTCCCATCTTCTTTCTGAGTAATATCTGTGACATACCCCAGAGAACCGTTACAGTAGCCAATATTATGGTCGTTTACCAGCATCATCACGCGAGCTCCAACACTGATATTCAGTTCCATGTCACAAGGCGCCGCATTAGGGTTAAATTTATCCTTTAGCACTGCCTTAAAAGTATGCACATCTTCTCCCAAAAGAGAATTGTTGATTTTTTGAGCTTCTGCTTTGTGAGTGCAGATATGAATGGCAGTAGTGTCATACCGGCCTGAGTTGGTTTTATCACGACGCTCAGCCAGTTCATCCATATCATCTGGAGAAGGGCGGTAGGAGCGAATATGGTTCAGGATTTCGATGAACTTGGGATCATTCTGCCTGAATATATGCGTCAGTTCTACCATAGTGAAACCGATTTCTTTGAACACCTTAGCGTAAAAGAAATACGGGCCTTTGTAGAATTGGTTGAGAATGGTTTGTTCTTCAGCTTTTACAACCGGTGGTAACTGATAGAGGTCGCCAAACATGATCAGCTGTAGGCCACCGAAGGGTTTATCGCTCACACGATAGGCACGGAGTTTGCGATCTATGAAATCCAGCACATCAGGACGCACCATACTGATTTCGTCAATGATAATAGCGTCGATGTTATTGATGAGTTTCACCTTATTGGGTGGCAGCCCTCCCATATTCGTTGATTCGTTCAGACATCCGAATGGGATGTGGAGAAGACTGTGAAGCGTTACACCACCAGCATTGACAGCCGCGATTCCGGTCGATGCAGTAATGACGAATCTTTTTTTGATACTGGAGACGATGTATCGAAGCAACGTCGTTTTACCGGTGCCAGCTTTGCCGGTGATGTAGACAGGCTGCTTGGTATTCTCAATGAGGTCAAGAGCTGTCTTCATTTCTGTTGTGATTGTCATATATCTAATTCATTTAGTGTGAATAATTCATCTTTGTTGTCAAAAAGGATGTCATCTCCTTCTTGCAGTTCATCAGCGTAAATTCTGATAGGTTTGTCTTTACCGGGCCGAATTACATACAACTCTGCATCGTTGTAGAGTTTAAGTGTTTGGCCATTGGCAAGGCATATTTCGGTATAGCAATCTGCTTCCACATCTTCTCCGATTATTGTTGTATCGGACTGATATAATCCGGCACGTTCAGGAAGAAGGAATCGCTCAAAAATCAGATTATATTTTATCGGGTCAATGAGCGTAATACCAAGAAGATACAGAAGCAGACATCCGGCAGCTGAGCCACGGCCACATCCGACTTGAATACCATTACGACGGCACCAGTTGACAGTATCATATTGCACGAGCAAGTAATCTACATTATTGGTAGATTCAATGATATACTTCTCATACTCCATTTGTTTACGATATTGCTCTCTTTTTTCAGCCGGGACAAGACGCTGAAGACCATCTTCAAGGAGCTGAGTGAACATATTGTGAGATGTACCATACCTTTCAGCTTCTTCAGGTGTCATGTCATATTTTGGCATGAAATTTCTGTCAGTCTCAAAAAACGCTTCGGCATTTTTAGCTATCTCAACCGTATTGGCACAGCACTCTGAAAAAATAGCTTCAATGTCCCAGTCCGGACCAAAGGTCTGCTGAAACATCTGAAAGTGTTCATCCAAATCTTTGAAATACTGATCCTCAGATTGTTCGTGCGCAGCCCCTGTTGCTACTTTGTTAAGAATGATCTTATTTCTGGCATCATCCTTATCAAGATAGTAGTTGTCGCATATCAGAACTGGTTTCAGGTCATTTTTATAGAGCTTGTCAAAATATAATTTCTGAGAATTGAGAACTTTGACATCAATTCGCTCTGCCTTGTATTCAGATAAATCGACTTGGAAGAATATATCGTCGAATGAGTGAATGAGTCCAGATTTTAATTCAGGAGCCGGAGATTCGGGAGAACCGGAAATGCTCAATATATATTCTGCGGAGAGTTTACCAAACACCAGCACATTTCCCTCGCCATATTTTACCAAATCGTTAATGTCAATGGTTTGATCTTCGCTATCAACCATGATAGTTTTTTGTATGCGGAGAAGATTTTGGAGTCCCTTCTGTGTCTGCACATAGACTTTTGCGTCTATTTTATCCTCTCCGTCAACAAATGTCAGCGAGTAGCCGAATACAAATTTCATTTCAGCTGCTTTACATTCTTTCTGGAGAGAAAAGAGTGATGCCATTGTATTTCTATCACATACACCAATAGCTGTTTGTCCGAGATGCTTGGCTTTCTTTACCCACGCACTCGGCATAAAACTACCGTTGAGCAGTTCGTAAGGAGTATGTACCCCAAGATTAACAAAAGGGACATGGTGTTCTGCCGGTACTCGCTCTCCTATATATTTGAGAATGTGCATTTTGAATGGTTCCCGTATATCGGTATAATACCAGCAGTCTCCGAACTTGAAAACAACATAGCAGATATTGTCATTCAGCAGAACTTCTGGGTCCTCCATGCAGTTAAAAATTAGTTCTGCATTATTGTCATATCGAAAAATGGAGTTGACATTCTCCATATCCTGAAAAAACGCAAGACCGAAGCCGGGAATTTCAATGAGATCATCCTCGACTATCTTGTATTGTATTTTGTTGGTGTTTAGCCAGTTTGTTAGTTCTTCCATATTATATAGTTTGCATCTTAAATTCGTTAGGTGTTTTCAGGCCAGAGGCGAACACATCATAGATGGTCCAGAAATCAGCATCATCCCAGTCTTTGGAGCCATCCGGAAGACAGGCAATAAAAATGTCGAAATACTCGGAGAGGATGGCGGCTGTTTTGATGATTGATTCTCGCGCATCGTTATCATAACCTATGACGACAGTTTTAACCCCTTTACTTTGGAGCTTATATATTTGGGTCTGAGAGATTTTCTTGCCGAATGATGCAACAGGAACTATTCGATGATTGTCGTACAAATCAAGCTTTCTTGTCAAAGCGATAGCATCGAATATGCCTTCAACCAAAACTACTGTATCGGTCTCATCTTCAATTACAGCATCATAGTTATACAATAACTTCACAAAATCATTATCTGTGCTGTTGTTGTAGCGCCGGATTTCATATTTCCCATTTCTACGAGCTTGGATATTGTATTCATCAATCATATCCTTGTTCCAGATATGACGCGATACATAGCCCACAGTATCTCCATTGTCGATAATCGGGAATACTACATAGTTGTCAAACTTAAAGTTAAGACCTCTGGTAGTGCCAACTGGGAAATAGGTATAATCATCTACAGTGAACCCACGCTCTTTCAGATATGGGTTCCTATAGCATCGTTTCCACCCTTCCGGCATATTGATTACGATAAGCTCATCATCAATTTCATCTTCTTCCAGTTTATAAAAGTCAGGAATATCGAGAGGCTGAAAGGACGCCTTTTCCTCAATCATCAGATCTGGACGACCTATCAGATCGAGTAAATCTTTAAGCTCTTTTGTAGTATGTCCGCACTTGAAACAGTGCGACATGAAAGGCTTTTTCTTGTTTGTTTCAGGGCCAATATAAATACCGAACTTACCACCCGATTTTCCACATGAAGGGCACGTTGGTACAATTATATTTTTCCCACTACCGTCTATGTGGCCGTGAGTTTCGGCTATCAGTTCTTTGATAAGCCATTCTTTTTCTTCTCTGGAGATATACATGGCTTATCCTAATCTACTAAGATTTAACGAGCGGGCGCGGTCGAAGAAAATTTCATGGTCGTAATCTGTTGCAATGCGGAATACCTCTCCTTTCTTAAAGAAGCGGCTCTTTGCAATGTTTATTCGCATGGTATTCTCCTTGCTCTCATTAGTTGTCTGGTTGAGCGTGATGAGATGTGTCAGAGGTCTGCTAAGACCTTTGGCTTCTGAACAGTTATATTCTGTCAGGACATATTTTTCATCGTTGAGCTTTTCACGATCTTCAATGGTTGACTGATAGGTTACAACCATCCATAACTTTTCATCACCAGCAATATCCTTTAGATTGTTGGCAACCTCAATTACTTCCAGGCGCTTTTCTTTGACACCAAACCGAGCTGATTGAGGGAGGTGTACCAAATCCATTGAGTCAATAATCACGACATCAGGCGTGGTCCCGGTAATCTTTTTGAAATCTTGAATGGTCTTATATATATCGGTAGTAGTAACCCGATTGCCAAAACGTGAATATGATTTGACATACAGTTTGCCGGATATTTCTTTTAGTTCTTCAATTGTACTCTGAATATCCTCATCAGAAATTCGACCATTACTGAAAGCATAAGCAGAGCAGCCGATTAACGAGGCTGAATATGCGTCAACCACTTCGTCTCGACTACCCTCCAGCTGAATATGAAGGACATTTAACCCGCTGAATTGACATGCGTTGCGGCCAATCCAACGAGCAATATGACTTTTACCTACACCAGTCGATGCAAGGAAACAAGTCATCTGCCCTCGTAAATCTCGCCCGCCATTACGTTTATCAAGCTCATCTATATAAAATGAGTTAACCGGGCGCCGCATAGTTTCATCCGCTTTCTTAGAGCGGTTAGCTCGTAGATTGTTGTCAAAATCACCAATAACATTGACAAAATCCTGAGAACCCAGACCAAAGGAATCAGACCATATAGTATATTGCCTGAGACCTTCGTATGCTTCGTCTAATCGTTGCTTATTGTAAAGTTCGCCTACTTCTTTGTAGACCTTCTGGAAATGCACCTGACGGATATAAGCTTCCAGTTGTCGAACACACTCATCAGTGGAGAGCATACCTGACGTGTCGTATATGTCATCGAGCAAATTCATCGCACCCTTTGAACGTGATAAAGATTGCTTTACCATACTGAACGAAGGGCATTTGCGTGATGTCCGAAACAAACTCTGGAGGGCCTTATGTAAGGCTTGAAACTCTCGGTCAGGGAGGTGTTCGGGACGAATATGCTCACAAACAATACTGAGGATATACTCGTTTTTGAAACAAGTATAATATAAGTCCATCAAGAACTCATCCGTGAGTAGTTCATTTGTTTGAGTTGTTGCCATTTTCAATTCTGATTCTGTATAGTTCCGGGAACTTTATTTCGGTCTCCTTTTTGCACTCGTCAATGAACTGACAAGTTCTACAAGCTTCTGACTGAGGGCTCCAACCCATTGTGCTGGCCTGACACATGACAAAGCCGCTACGCTGATTATGGAGTCTGAATTTACGAGCTTCCTCACTCGGCATATAGATGTACTCTGCCAATGGATGCTCACTGGAAACAGCTATCAATTGAAGAAGATCGGCACGAGACAAATCCTTTGTCGCTAACCATTCATTCTCATAATGGCGCTGTCCTCGTTTACTTGTAGAAAAATGTGATAAGGAAGCTTTTCCGAATGTGGATTTCACCGGCAACCGTTTCTGCCGGTAGATGTAAGCTATAAAAATACTCACATCTACCAGGCGTTCTTCGGTCACAGAACCAAACTTCTCAGTCATCAGACCGAGGAAATTGGCAAGTGTTTTTTGGGTTGCCCCACCACCCGAAAATTTGAAGGTGGGGTCAACCAATCGCTTTATGATTTCCGTATAGACGGTTTTGAGTTGTTTAATCTGTCTTTTTTGTTCCATTGCGGTTCAGCTTCTTCATCAGTGTTCGACGAGCAAGAAACAGCCTGGACTTTACGGTATCAATATTGCGAGATTCTAATCTGCCCTTCTTGTACTCTATCTCAGCTATCTCCTTCAGGGAATACCCGGCTTCTTGAAGGATTAGGGCGTCTCGATGAATTGGGTTTAAGGAATCGAGGGCCTGAATGATGTCATCATTGTAAAACTGTCGCCAGTTGTGTTCATCCATTAGGTTGGCTGAGGGCCGGTCAAAATCAACAATTTCGCCGCCACTCAGATCTCCAACCTCATGGTCGTTGTCTCTCAACTCTTTCTCTCTTGCACGGCGCTTCTCATGTTCGATTACATGGCGTTTCGTGCATATATGAATCCATGTCATTATGGGCTTCTCAGGGTCGTATGTTTCAATTCCCCGGTAGAGATTAGTGAGAACCAGCGAATAGTTTTCTTTGACTGTAGCTGGGGAGGCACTATACTTCATACAGAGCTTATAGACTAAGTTGAAGTAGGGCTTGATGTATTGGTCAAATAGTGCGTTGCGTCGCTTTGCAGTTTCGGGATTTAGTTCATACTCTCGCCTTGCGACTTGGCTTTCTTTTGTTCCCACAGTTGAGCTACCTGGATCTTGAACATATCGTATGCAGATTTACTCAACTGTTTCTTAGAACAATACTGTCGCCAGCAATGGTCGTAACGGATGAATGTTGCCCGAACTTCCTCGTCGGACGGTTGATTAGGCTGGGCTAAGAACTCGTAAAACCCGCCGAGCATATCAACCAGTTTGGCAGAGTGTGCTTGCGCCGCTCTTTTTTGCCTTCTCTTGATACTCATAATTTACAAACTGTGTTTGATTTGGGTGATAATGTTATACTATATTGAATTTGCGGCAGAAGTAGTAGAAGATGTGAGTTGCATCGGCCTCGTTATCGTCGATTGGATTGATGGCCCAACGTTTGATACAGAACTCAATCATCTTTTCTTTATCTGCCTTTCCATCGCCGGTAGCCCATTTTTTGACTGATTTGGGGTTAATGGAGATTGGCTCCGGGAGGTTGAGTTCATCGCATATCTCAAAGAGGATGCCTCTGAACTCTGCAAGTTTTACTGAAGCTTTGAAACCACCTTTAGCGGTGCCAGCACTGACATCTTCAACCACCACTTGCTTGATTCGGTGTTCTTTTATAAAAGCCATCACTGTATCTCTGAAGTCTTTGTGCTGTTTGTTGTTGTTGCGATATTTAGCCTCGGTAAAATCCCAGGTACCACTTCCGTGTATAGAGTGATAACCGGTATGGGTCGCTATATCGAGACTGAGTACATCTGCCTTAGTCAGTCGAATTTTCTCTCCTTCATAACTGATTTCCATTGATTAAATGAATGATACTCCGTTTTGTTTATTGACTATCAGCCGGTGGCTATAACCCTCGCTAACGGCACCATGAGACACCACTAATGAGGTCACTTGAAGATTATTAAGTGTATCGAAGATATTGGCAAGGCCGTTTTCGTCGATACCATCCATGATTTCGTCAATTACAAGAAGGTCCAGACCTTTTTCATCATCGCAGTTAGTGTTGATAAGTTTCTGGAGAGCCAGAATAGTAGCCAGTTCACAACGAGAACGCTCGCCCTGGGAAAACTTCTCATAGGAGCCACAATCAACGCCATCACGCAACAATGAGATTGAGATTTTATCCCGAATCTTACCAGATTTCAACATCGTAATGCCTGAAAATGCAATCCGGATGTCAGAACCAATAGCACTGAGAAATTCATTGGTTAAAGCAGAAAGAGCTTCTACTTTGGAGTTAGCAAGGTAAGTTTTGAACTCCATAAAACGAGTTTCCTGAACCTGAAGAACCGTTAAATTGTGCTCAATAACATCTTTAGCCTCGACCGCCTCTGATAATGCCTTCTCAGCTTCCTTTTGTGTTTCTTTAAGCGTTTTAAGAGCACTGTCAATGGAATATTCCTCGATCTCTTGCATAGAGGATTCAAGGGTTTCTATCGAACCGTTATAAGAAGCTATTTCACTCTCCAACTGTTTAATGCGAGAATCCAGACGTTTGATTGCGGAATCCACCGCATCGTAAATGGCATCGAACATATCGTTCTGGGCCAATTCTATTCGCTTGTTGAGTGCAGACAAACGTTCTTCGGTATTCCTTACATCATCACGCAAAGTCTGAAGGGTGCCTTCAAGTTTGTTCTTTTTATGACGAGCGCTTATTACTTTAGATGACGATTCAGACTCTGCATTATCTAATTCTACTTTACGAGAATCAGCTTTGGCAATCTTACCTCTGGCATCATTGGAATCAGAGGTGGTCTTTTCAATCAGCTCATCCAATTCCTGTTGACGCTTTTTGGCGGCTTCTAACTTAGAGTTAATCTCTTCAATGGTTAGTTCGCAGTCCATAACCCATTTGTGATGACATTTAGGACACTCAATTGTGCCGGAAAGCATTGCCATCAAATCAGATGTGTATTTGCTGCCTTTCTGTTTACGAGCCAAAAGTTTTTGTACGGTTTCAGCTGCATCGGATATGATTTTCTTCCAGTCGAGAATTTGCTGCCGGAGTTGATCACGTTCCTTTGCATTGGTGCTGGCTAAGCTGTCATATTCTTTTGCTGCTTCGGTTACAGCTTCTGAAGCTCGGAGCACTTCTGACTCATACTCCGTGACAAGATTGGTTGAACTTTCTTGGTCTTTTGTCAACTGAGAAATGTCATTGCGTATAGATTCAATTCGTTCCTCATAGTCTTGCAGTTGGCCCAGCAATTCAGCTTTCCAAAGACCTTGGATTTTCTTATAAGAATCCCCAAGAGAAAGACCCATGCCTTCAATTTGCTGAAAGCTCTTCTCCAAAGCCTCGACATCATCCCAATCCTGATTAAGAATTTGAATTTGTCGATTAGCTTCCCGGATTTTAGCTCTCGTTTCAGTAATACGCTTCTGTATATCGGCCAAACGTTCAGCCTTCTTAGAAGCGTTTTCCTCAGATTCGTTGATCAGACTGGCAATTTGTTCTTGATATGTCTCGACCTTACCTTGATAATATGAAACTTTCCTTTCGGCTTCAGATAATTGTTTCTGGACGGATTCAATATCTGTATGGAGAATTTCAAGCGACTCATCAACCTGAACACCATTGCTGAAACGGTTGATAAGTTCTTTCTTCTCTTTGTCATTGCTGGAGAGAAAAGACTTGTATTTGTTTCTACAAAGAATGAAATTAGAGTAGATGTCGTCTTTTGTAAGGCCAATTCTTTCAAGGATATACTTGTTGTAATCAGCTACAGATGCTTGTTTGATTTCTTCTGTATCAGTATCATAGTGGCCAGTCTGCTCAATTACCTGAACCAATTGAGGCTGTTTACGAGACAACCGACGATTGATTGTCATTTGAACCCCCATGATGCTATTAGACAGTACAGCTGAAATAATTGCTTCATCGGCACTGTCATTGATTATTTCATCAACCTTAACTTTGCGTAGGGGCTCCCCTGTAAGGGCAATGGCAATTGCCTCAATCAAAGCTGATTTACCGGAACCATTTGAACCCTGGGAGTCGTTATCCATGTTGTTGCCAAAAACCAAAGTGGTAACGCTCTGAGGGACTGTAAACCCCAGCTCCTTGAACGCACAGAGATTTTTAGCTTGTATGTTAATTAGTTTCCACATAATCAGTTGATTTTATCGAGGTATTGTAATCCGGTTTCAATATCATCTATCTCTTTTTTATGGCAGAAATTGATGTATTCATTCTTTATACCAGCCTTGTCGTATTTGGTGCTAATGGCTTGGGCTGCTGATTCGACCGAAATGGTTTCAGTTTTAACCTCAACTTTGCTAACCCCCATCTCTAAGAGGGTTTGCTTGTTGATAGCCGGAACTTCGTCAGTATGACACTCTACCTTTACTTTTATCTTTACCCCATCTTGAATCAGCTTTTCGATTTTCTCTTTAGCCGATGAAATATTGTCGGGGGTTACAGTTATAGTAGCATAGCGCACATTGACTTGATTCTGAACGAACTGAGTGGATCCATCTGAGAAAAGTACAGTATAACCCTTCTTTTCATCTTCTCCGTAATTGTGCTGACGAGATGCACCAATGTATTCGATATTTTCGCCAACTTTACAGCGATCATGGTAATGACCAACAAGGACTTTCCTGAATGGCTTGAAAACTGAAGCGGATAACTCTTTGTCGGAATTTTGAGCTAAAGCGCCATTGATACCCTCATGGATATACAGAATAGTGTTCGCTGGATTTTCAGTCGCTTTAAGTTCATTGAGTTTGTTAATAAAGCTTCCATTTTCTGGAAAATAGCTCATTACTGCCAAGACTAAACCACCATCCATATCTTCGATGATAAAATCATCAATAACAGAAACATTAGGATAATGGTCAAAAATATGACTATATCCAAGTATGGATTCTTGGTCTATTTTACAGTGATTACCTTCAGCAATAACTATTTCTATCCCAAGCTGTGTAGCTTTGAGAATAGCCTGTCTAACTGCCAACAAAACCGGCAATGTTTGAGACGAGCGAGATTGCCAAAGATCGCCACCAATAACTATTTCCTGAATACCCATTCGCTGACACACTTCTAAAGCTTCATTCCAATTGGTATGGAACTCCAATATCGTGTCCTTGCCAATGTGTATATCATTGACTAATAGTGCGTGAGGCCACTTTTCACTTGTCATATTATTTGTGATTAAAATATACAGAGGGCACGGCACGAGATTATGTCGTGCCCTCTAAGATGAATGAAAAGTGGTTGATTAACGGCGACGGCGAGCTGGGCGGTTTGCACGACGATCTGTGCGAGCGGCGGGCTCAGCTGTATCATCTGATGGGTCTGAGGGCTCTGCCTCTTCAGGGTCTACATCATCAGGATCAGCCGATTCTCTTTCGTCATCTTCTTCGGAATCGTTCTCAGATGCCGGTGCCGGCTTTTTGCCGTTTTCAGCATTGTTTTTAAGAGCGTCTTCGATTTCGTCAAGGATGTCAGCATTGGTCATACGACGACTTACGCTTACGTCAAGGTCATTGTCGGAAATAAATTCCATCATAGCGGTACGGAGATTGAGACCGTCTTCGCTCTTGTCATCCTGACCGGCATTGACGATAGCGTCGTAAGTATCGCACAGCTGGTCGAATGTCATCTTAGAACCAGTAGCGCCATCTTCAGATGAGCCTTTGCTGTTGTTGGGGTTGAAGTGTGAAGTATCGTCGCTGGGAAGGAGTATCTTGATTTTTTCAACCAAGTCGGTTATACGCTCGTCACTGAGGACATCAATGTCTTTCTTTTCCTCGTACTGTTTGAGGAAGTAGAGCGTTGCTTCCAGATGATAACGGGTATAGCGATATAGCTGTTCAGGAAGACGGGGAAGGTCCAAAAGTTTCTGAAGCTCCTCTTCAGAGAGCGGTGCCTCACGTCGAGTATTGATGTTGAAGACATAGCTGGTCTTGCCATTCTCCTTTTTGCGAGTAATCTCTACAGGATAGGCGTTTTCAACCGAGCTGATGGGACAGAACGCTTTGGGATCGTCTTCACGAAGTTCCTTCCAGAGATCGAGCTTGCGTTCTTCAAGTTCCTTGTACTGGGCGTAGGAAAGAGCCAACATCCTGATACCATCTTCGCGCTTATCCATATTAAGGACATACATGTAGCGCTTGGTGTCGTAGCGAAGGCCACCGGAGAAGCTGTTGTCTCGAATTGCTTTGCAGAGTTTTTCATCGTCCGAATATTTTTCACATGCAATCTGAACGAAGAGGTCGATAAGATCGGCTCCTTCCAGAGCAGGGAAAATGTTTTTGAGATGACGGACGTTGACGTAGGTGATTTGAGGTTTGCCGTCTTTTGTCGTGCCAGTCTGGATTTTGAGCAGCAGTTCTTTGGCCGGATATTCGTAGCCTTTTCTGGGCAGCTCGTATTCTCCGTTGTCGTTGGGAATGGGGGCGAGTGGAAGGATGCGAACTTTGTACTTTCCTTCTTTATCCATGCGGAACATTTCAAGGCGGCGACCGCTGGATTCACTTGCGTTCTTTTTTTGTGCGTCCTCCAGTGTTTCGGAGTGAGCATTGAAGAGGTCTATTACAGAAACCTCTTTGAGTTCTTTTTCACTCATCTGTGTGAATAACGTTATTGGTATGCAGGGTATTCTTCCACATCTCAACACTGGCATCCGAGTAAGCTTCAACTGCTTCCGGGAGCTTTAGGAGATCACGCTCTTTGATCGTGATTCCCCATTGAGATGTTGCATGGTGAATGATGCTGTCAATAACACTATTCACCTCAACTGACTTTTCGGCTTTAAGGTCGAAATAATCGAACTTTTCGCCATTGATTGTACAGCTATGAAGCGGTGCAAAAACCTCTTCAAAATATCTGTATAGTGCATTTACCGGCGGGTGATCTGGAAGCGCATCAGATATGGCTTTTAGAACAATTCCAAATAAATACTTCAGTTGTGGCAGGGCTGCGTTCTTCTTGTCATCGTAGATGAAGAAATTATATCTACCCTCTGGTAGATTTTCCACACTTTGCAGCAACTCTGTTGGTAAGGCTTCGTTGTTGTGGAGGTCAAACGAGCCTCTTTTCTTGATCATGTCATAGTCGTGAGTTTCAGTTACGAGTGCAAAGTAAACACTTTTTTCTCAAACCTACAAACAATTTAATAAAAATTTTACTATAAAAAATCCGCAAGTTTGTTAAACTACGGATTTATAGCTATATACAAATTTAGATATACTCGTTTATAGTAGATTGTATTCTTCTATTCCTTTTGCTGAAATAGGCACGATTTGTTGATTCGAGGATCCCCTGAACCTCAGATTGGGTTCTGCCAGTTCTTTGATGAAAGGGCCATCTACTATAACGTCTATCCATTTCAGAATTTCGGGATAGTGTTGCTGAATATGAGACAAAGTGTAACCAGACCAAAGCCAGATTGACTTGTCACTATGTTCTTTTATGAATTTGCAGAGTGCTGTCAAACCACTATATTGCATCAATGGTTCGCCGCCCAAAATAGAGATATTTTCATCCGATTCATTTAGGCGCTCCCAGACAGCTTCAATATATAGAAGTTCTCCAGCACTAATATCCCATAACGATGAATTATGACAACCAGGACAGTGAATATTGCATCCTTGAAGATATAGAGCAGTTCGTAAGCCCGGACCATCAGTTGAGGTCGAGCTTACGATACGTGCAACGGAAAGAAAAGAGTTAATCATGTGTTACTCGATCTTTAAGTTCTGCCAGCTTTCCATCATTCCAGCGGTCGGTAGTCCCGACGAGATAACCGGTAATCCGCTGAAGCCTATCAATGTGGGTGCTTCCACATTGAGGACATATTTGTAGATTATTGGAAGCATCTTCATACCCACAAACCAAACAGCGGTTGCGATTATGATTGACGGAAGCGTAGCCAATGTTGTATTTATCCATCAGCTTGACAATATCGTCTATAGCCTGAACATTGTGAGTAGCATCGCCATCCAGTTCGACATAGAAAATATGCCCACCTCTTGTCAGCTCATGGTAAGGACCTTCCACAGCGGCTTTATGCTTGGCACTGCAATGGTAATAGACGGGCACGTGATTTGAGTTCGTATAGTAGTCTTTGTCGGTGACTCCCGGTACGACACCATATTTCTTACGGTCTTTTTTAGTGAACTTACCAGAAAGCCCTTCTGCTGGTGTCGCTAATACCGAGAAATTGAGGTCATACTTTTTTGAGCAGATGTCAACTTGATTTTTGATGCTGCCGATAATTGAAAGACCGAGCCGCTGAGCTTCAGCACATTCTCCGTGGTGTTTGCCAATCAGAGCAATCAGGCACTCTGCCAGCCCAATAAAGCCAACTCCTAAAGTTCCGTGTTTGAGGACTGGAGCAACATTATCAGTCGGTTGGAGCTTTTCTGATTCGATCCACATACCTGACATCAAGAGTGGAAATTGTTTGGCAAGAGCTTCACATTGGAACTCATAACGTTTTAAGAGCTGTTTAATAGTTACATCAGTCAACTTAGAGAGTTTACCGAAGAATGTGTTGATACGCTCTGCCTGATCCTGAATGTGCATTACCGACAAGGCCAGACCAGGAAGATTCATTGTCGAAAAACTAAGATTCCCTCGACCGATTGATGTTTTCTCTCCATGCCGATTTTCATATACACGAGTGCGACAACCCATTGTTGCTACTTCATGTTCAAAACGACGGGGATCTTCAGGATCCCATGACTCATCTTTGTTGAATGATGCGTCAAGGTTTAGGAAATTGGGGAAGAACCGTTTGGCTGTTACCTTACAAGCTAACTGATATAGGTCGTAATTCGGGTCGCCAGGCTTTTTGTTTACCCCATCCTTGATTTTAAGAATCTGAATTGGGAATATAGCTGTCGAACCATTACCTACACCACGATAAGTGGTATTCAGAAGCTCACGAATTACACAACGACCTTCAGCAGAAGTATCAGTACCATAGTTGAGACTGGAGAAAACCACCTGATTACCACCACGAGAATGGATCTCATTGAGATTATGAACCAATGCTTCCATAGCCTGATGTACGCGATGCACGGTCTGATTGATGGCAAACTGCTGGAAATTGGCGTCTGAAAGTGTGTTGGAGGCTACTGAAGGCATATTGATGTAGTCTGCGATTTCAACTTCATACAAATGCTTCAGATTCACATGCAACATGTCCTCGATTTTCTTCAGCTCTTCAATGTATGTTTTGCGAACATACGGCGCCATGTAAAAATCAAAGGCTGGAATGGACTGTCCCCCATGTTGCTCGTTCTGTGTCTGTTCAATTGATATACACGACAAAATGCTGGCCGTCTCTATTCGCTTAGCTGGACGGGATTCACCATGTCCGGCACGAAAGCCACCATTTAGAATCCGGTCAATAGGACTCTGAACGCATGTCAGAGAGCGTGTTGGATAATAATCTTTGTCGTGAACATGAAGCAGATTGTCTTCTACAAATTTACGAGCTTCGGATGAAAGGAGATAATCGTCAACATAGCGTTTAGATGTCTCACTGGAAATCTTCATCATCATTCCAGCCGGAGTGTCCGAGTTCATGTTGGCGTTCTCACGAGTTACTTCATTCTTGGCACACGCTACAATATCAGAGATGGTCTGGTCTGATTTTGCATTGCGAGCCTTTGTACGCTCTTCTCTGTATGAGTGATAAGCCTTTGCCACTTCTTCTGCGCCATAGTTGACTAATTCTTGTTCCACGAGGTCTTGAATTTCTTCGACCGAGATACCATCGACACACTGAGCGGCAACCTCAGATGTAACCGTATCTACGAGGAACAAGTCATCTTGCTTAACGGCACAACGAGCCGCGTTGACTGCTCGACGGATGCGCTCAGGGTTGAAATCGACTGTGCGTCCGTCACGTTTAATGACTTTCATTGAATACTTTAAGATTTAAGGCCCAGCTGTTTAGCTGAGAAATGATTGCGATACGATTGCATTTCTTTAGCCCATGCTGGAGTGCCGACATAACCACAGCACCGAGGTTCACTGCATAAGCCGTTACGGTACACACATTTAGGCACCATCATATCTGCCAACGCGGGATCAATCTGCCGGATTGCATCCTTAATAGCCTTGAATACTTCGATTGTATCTTTATGGGCCTGATGACATAGCCTTACTTTAGCCATGTCGATAAGAGCCTGAGCATTGAGGCAAAGTCCCAGGTTAACAGGAGTTTCACGGTCGGTATTGTCTTTGATCCAGTTAAGTTGGTCGATAACATTATCTATCAAATCAAACTGCTCGCCGTATGGCGCCTGATTTGTTTTAGAACGAAGGATTTCCAGTTTATCCTTTAACCCTTCAACTTTCTGAGGCAATCCGGGGTTGCCACCTTTACGGTCATCCCGACACGTTAACTGAAATGGTACAGACCCCACATGGTGGCGAAGAAGGTGGGTAGATAGGAATAAGGGAATGTTGGTGAGTTTGACCCAGAATAACTGGGTGCGAACTGGGCTGTGTTCAGACTTGTATATGCTTTCAAGGGACTGGTGACTCGTACCTAAGAACGTACACTCACAAGCCTCACGCATCAAGTCTTCATCAGTGAGCTTACGCACACTGACTTTGAACTCTTTAGTCATGTGATAACGATAATTTGGGGGATTTTGCAGAGGCGTGGAGCACAGCCACGTTTCAGTTGTGATTGCAAAATTAGCGAAATTTTTCCAAAGAGAGACAAAAATATGAGACAATTTTAGATCATCTCACATTTTTGGTTCTTTCGTAATTTTATATAGAATAGCTGTATCTTTGGAGAAGTCTTTTTGGGAACCCCGGAATATACACCAAATTCCCTATAAGTTTTCAACGCTCTACGGAATTTTGGTTTCCTAAAAAGCGGATTGAGCGAAGCATAGCCAATCCGCTCTATAAAATCAGGATGGGGGACATGCTCTCCAATAGCCTCTTTGATAAGCTGGAACTCCAATGGAGCCTCGTGCATAATAAGGAACCCCACCGGAGTTTCCTCAAACTTACGTTTTTTTCTTGGCGCCCCTCGTTTTTTCTTTTGTTTGGGTTTCTTGGGGCGCCCCTTCTTCTTTGGTTTCGGAAATTTGTCCGGGTGTAGCTTCCACCCTGGCAGCGTTGGATAGTTCATAGTTGATGTTTGCGAGTTCAGCTCTGCGTTTTTGTTCTGCGGCCTCTATCTCGGCCAGCTCACGCTGAGCTTTAGGAAATTTGTGAAAATTCATTGTTATACCATATAAGTTAATGAAAACGGAATTGTGTTCCCGTGAGCGTTACAGTATGTTACCTTACATTCACGAGAGTTTGCTGCAATCTTACCGGACCATGCACCTGAATATGTTACATTCCAAGAGAAGCCAACATCATGCGTCGGAGCCTCAATACCATTAGGAAGCGTAAACAGTGTGCCCGAATGGATATTCTGAATTGTGCCTTGAATGGAAACGATGTTGCCAATCTGACGGACATACAGATTAGTCGAACCAATCCGTTTCCATCCAGTGTCTTGCAGCTTAGGTTGGAAATCACCAGCAGCAGCGGCCCCGATATTTTGGCGAATCTTAGCTTTATTTGCGTCATTTGTCGCCATATCTGCAAGGAACTGATTTTTCTGAACGTAGTTGTTTAATCCATCAGACCCCAATGCGCCAATTTGCTCACGAAGTTTAGCTGCGGTAGTGGGTCCAACAAAAGGTGTAAAGCCTTTTGATATTTGGGCATAACGCTCATCTGCTGCGGTCTTATCGTAAACATCTTTTGTATTAGCTTTATCTTTAAGGGTCTCAGTTAAAGAAGATGTTAACACATATTTTTCTGAAAGAAGTGTACCATTTTCTTTAATTGCCGGATAAATATTGACAGACTCCTTGCCAACAATATGAATATTGCCAATATTATTTTTGAGTTCAAGGAAGTTTTCGGTTACTGAGGAATAACCGATGAAACCACAAGCTTCGCCATTTGAATCTTGCCAAAATATTGATTTCTGATAGCTTACATCGGTTTTGGCCTTATCACTTTTGAGAATAAGTCCGGTGGAAGAAGCGTTAGCAATAGTAAATGAAGATACGTTAGCTACAATGCTTTTTGAAGACCCGATAACAGAAAGCAATACACTCCCTTTCCCATCACCAATATTGGTAGTCTGAACAATAGAAGGTGTGCCAGAAACATTGATGTTCAATGTGCCGGAATTATTATCGGGGTTAAGACTGTAAATGCTGTTGCCAGAAATCAATACTTGTCCGATAGTGGCTTTACTGGAAACAATTGGAACGGAGAATCTTACGCCATCGCTCTTTACTGTCATACTGAGGATTCCGTTAACAAAAAACTGTATGCCACCAGTTTCACTCATTGTCAGCCTGTACATTTTGCCATTGATAATCGCTCTTAACGTTAATGCGTTAGAGTCAAACCAAAGTTTTGCATCTCCAGCAGATGTTAAAATATCAACTGGACCTTTTACAAGAATATTTTTAAGCGCTGTCAGTGTATCTGAGAACGACACCTTACCAGTAACAGTCTGAGAGGCGACCGTAGGATCTAATAATAGCGCATACTTACCAAAGAAAGCGTCCTTTAAGCGCTTACATGCTCCATTGGTTGAGAAGGTAATATACCCCGGCTGTACGCCATTTACTGGACTGGGAATAGTGTTTGAGAGTGCGACACCATAATTGGTTCGGCCAACTTTGGTTCCACCACTGGCGTAAGGTACTTGCTCCGACGAATCGCTTTCACAGAGGAAACGGTTGCCAGCACTGTTAGCTGTAATGGTGCCACCATTGAATTGTCGAATTTTACCGTTGATATAGACATAGCCTTCAGAAACAGTATCGCCAGTAAGTTCGCATCCCATGATTACAAAATTATCGCAAGCATCAAAGATAGCAGAAAATGCTAACGCAAGATTCTGAAGATTAACAATGTCGTCCACAAAGGTATAACGACCACCATCTTGGGAACTAAATTCTTTCATTAGTTAATCTTAATTTTATATGTTTTGCCAGCAGTACGGTAACGATCTACCCAATACTGTATCTGAGCTATGTATTCTGATTCTGAAATTGAAGACGTATTGATTGCTGGAGAGTTAACAATAAAACTGTAACTGCTTTCATCTCTACGCTCTGACACTTTATATAGCACGGGGTCTTTCACCGTATGTGCAGTTTGTTTCACCAATGCTGGGTTGTCAGAGAGAGGGACATTTGCTATTTGTCTATATAATGGAAGGCCATCTCGGACAGCATTGGCTATTGTAATTTTCTCTACCGGATTAACAAAATACTTCGAGAACCTTCTATTAAGGAACCACTCCAGCTTGAAAATCTGTGAAGTCATAGAGGCTTCAATACGTTTCTCTTTGGCCCATTCAGAAAATTCTTTGTTAAGTTGCTGTAACGGCACCAATATTGATTGAAGAAACAATATCAATTTTCGTCCTCCAAGATAATGGGGTACGAATTGATTAACGGTCTTATCAAAATTTATAAAGTAGCGCATTACTCAGCTAAAAATCCAGTATTAGGCTTTTCAACGATGAATTTGATTGTCTCTTCCCATTTGGGGATTCCAGCTTCTTCGCCAGAATTGGTACTCTGTTTCAAATAGCCACTATTAGGAATGAAGAATCTGGGAATCCGTTGTAAAATATTTCCTGCGCTATCTGAAATCAGATTGTTGTCATCATCATATTGAGCGACAAACACGCCATTATAATCTGTAGCGGCAGCATCATAAAACACATCGGTAACATGCTCTACCCTCTGAATGGTATCAATGATTTTTTGAACGTACACCGCACCATCAAATTCCAGATTTGCAATATAGGAGTTTAATGCAGCTTCTACGGCGTTATACATTTCATCCTCAGTAATACCGCCGTCATAATAGACAACCACTTTAGGAATGAGAATATCACCTTTTCGACTAACAATTGTCATGTGAGTACCGGCAAACGCTATTTTTTGCATGTACGCTCTAACTGCCGTGAGAACTTCTGGTGATACTTGGCTATACATGCCAGGTTCGCCAGTTGCAATTTTCAAAATGAGATCTTTATCAAAGAATTTATATACGGTACGAACTCCGTCAACATCTTCAAC